CGTCAATTCATCCTTGCGCGCCTGGCTGTCCCATTTGATGGCGTCAGTTTGGAGTTGCAGACCGTATTGCTCATGGAGCCGTTCAGGGATTTTCTGAAAGAATTCCACCTGCTTTTGCGACAGTGTATCATTCATGAACGATTCTGTGAACCCGGAGCCGTCTTCCGGTGCCGCTTCCAGCATTTCCACCCGCGATTGATCAAGTTCAGCGTTCATCTGCGCATAGGCTTGCTTGGCGGCGAATTCCTCTTTCTGTTCTTCAATCTCTTTCGCACGTTTTGCCACACGGAATGCAACATCACCCACACCCTGAATAGCCGACCCTACGCCGCCAAACTGGCGAATAGCGGATCTGTCTGTTTGTATCTGAGGAGCGCCGCCCGGATTGAGGCCACGCTGCGCGCGATAATCGGGGAGTTTCACCATTTAACTGAACCCCGTTCCGAGCTTTGCGGCACTCTCAATAATCGGGGAGATACCTGAATAAATAGCCCCCTTGCGCTGGCTTTTCGCATTGTATTTTTGCTGTTTTGATTGCAGCGCCAGATTGTCCGCCTTAATCCCGCCATTATAGGCAATGGATTGCAAATCAAGGTCTTGCTCAGCCGCCGAGCTTTCAAGGAAATCAAGCGTTGTTCCATCGATCTGGAAGCCGTTACCAGACGCAGCGGAAACCTGCTTGGCGATCAGTTGCCCAGCCCGATCACTAGCGCGCTTGCGTTCGTATGAAGTGGCGTCACGCTCCAACGCAGATTGTCGCTTGAGCAGTGCTGAATTGGCTTCTGACTGATCAGCAAGAGCCTGTTGCTCCTGATACCCTGCGAAGGCTTTCATGCCACCGCCAATAATCGTTGCCCCAGCGGCAAGGGCTGCCATAGGTCCACACATTACGGCTCTCCCTCGACACCCAGCAGGACGGCCCGAACCGTTGCCGGGTACATCGCATTCGTTTGGAAAAGGCACTCACCGCCAGAACGCCAACTGTCTTGACTGGCCACCGCGTAAATTCCGGTTACAAGTGGTTGCGCAGTATCAAAATTCGTTGCAGCAGATCGAGCGGTGATATCTTCAACCCTCGAAGCCGTCCCAGCCTTCAAGCCAGCAGCTTCCAGCACATCCAGAGCAACAGAGTTGATATTCTTGCGCCTGCCCATTGCGGTGCCGTCCCGGTTCCCTGCTTGCGGCAAGCGCAGCGTTTCACCGTCTGACTGGTAGCGAAGGCCAATTGTGATTTTTGAGGCTTCCAGGCTGTTCGGCAGCGTCACAACACCGCTTTCAACAGGCAGATCGCCAAGGTCAATTCCATCGGCCAGCACACCAACTGTTTCGCCTTCCAGATGGTCAGCGCCCGAAACTGTATTCGTTGCCGTGCCGTCATAGACAAGCGCGGAATCGGCAAACACGCCATCTTCCACATCGTCGCCGTCTGCCCATTCGCTGAAATATTCAATGTAGCGAACCGTTGAGCCGTCGATGGTCCGTTTAACGACCATCCATGTTTGATCAGAAGTTGCAGTGGAGATTGTGTTGATGGATTCCACAATGCCAAAGTCATCTTCGGATCCACCGGCGATAACAAATGGCGTCATGCCCGCCACCTGTTGCGCCTTTTCCAGAGCGGTAACCGCCAGTTTGCCGTCATCGGTCAAGGCATACAACAGCCCTTCAGGGGCCGACTGCCAAGACAGAGCATTGATGCGGGCTTTCAATAGATGGTTGGACAGGATGGACAATTCCGGGGTTTGGTAGCCGCTGGAATTCACATCATAAAAGAACTCGTGGATTGACTGCCTGGAAGCGTCCACAAAAAACGCAGTGTCACCAGAGAACGCCGGGTTGATTGCCGCGCACTTCTCTTGCGTCTCCCTGCGTTGGCGCTTGTTCTCATTTGTGATTGCGCTGTTGCCGTCATTGGCCCGGATTGTCCGGGTTGCGCCAGACGTGCCGACCAGAAGATCAAAGCCTTCCGCGATCCATTGAATCTGATTCAATTGGCCGCCGTTCAGCGTCATGTTGAGCGCGTCCGTATCCTCAGAAGGGGAAGACACGCCCATATTGTCAAAATCGCCTGTCTGGCTTGCCCAGAGCGTCCTTGGGTATGTTTCCGACGCGGCAAACGTTAGCCGATCTTCAAAGAAGGCCACCTGTTGCGGCCATCCCAATTCGTCAGACCATTGTGAAAGCTTCCATCGGCTGAAGGAGTCCGTATCCGGTAGGCACCGGCCATAAATCTTAACCGAAACTTCAGTTGTGGAACTGCGCGCCGTAATCTTGCACCACCGCGTAAGCCCGTCCGACCCGACGACCTGCACCGACCTGCCCACGTCCGATGCCTGAAACCCGGTATCGTCGTTGATCCCGTCGGTTGATGAAGCGGTAAATGTCACCGCGTCCATGTCATCGCCAGACCGATTGATGAACCACTCCACAAGAGCCTTGTTACCCGTCGTGTCTTCTGAAGACGTAATTGTTAGCCGGTAGTAGCGAAATGCAATCGTGTTATCGAAATCATAGTGCCTGATTTCATGCTGCCCCCAACCGGTTTCGTTCGACCGGCTGTCCAGCGTAACCCATGTTGAATCATCGTTCGATCCATGCAGTTTAAACTCGCTCGGCGCTCTATTTGAATTAGTCTCGTCGCGTGACTGTAAAGCGTAGGAATCGCTTACCTCTGCATTTCCAGAGCCTAGATCGACCTTAATCGTGGAAATACTACCGGCCCCTTGGGCCCAGTGATTTTTTGGGTTGAGGTCAAAAAGATTGCCCTCACCGCTCCCGCTGGATGATACCGTTCCAGACGAAAGCGCATTCCGCCCCGAAGGCGTCAAGACCGTCTGCCCATCATGCGCGTCCAGATACGGCCCATCTTTCGGATCATACAGCGCCAGTGACCAACTGGTTTCAGACGCCCTTGTCAGGACACGCGGAGCATAACCCGCGCAAGTGATATACAATTCATCTCCAGCGCCCGCCGCGCGGATATTTGACAGATCAGCTTCAAGATATGGCGTCACGACTTCAACAGCAGACCCGCCGCTTTCAACCTGTCCACCATCGGCCCAGAACCGAATATACAAATCGCCAAATTCGAGAATGTAGGATTGAGACGTTGAGAATTGGAACGCGCCAAGACGAACCTGCTTGGCATGCGTTTTCACCTCACCGGCAAAGATGGTGCCGACCCTACGACGCACGCCGCCCTCTTTCAGCACTTGCCAATTTGTCGCGGTTTTCAGTCCGGATCTATAGTGGTCAATGTCCGTGCGCCCATGGAGCCTTGGCCCCAACTCACCGCGAGTAAAATTGGCCTGAATAGGATAGACGGTCATCAGCCACGCACCCGGATAACATCGTTCTGGTCAAGGTCTTCCTGATATTGTTCAATCGCATCTATGCGCCGGGCTTCGCGCAGCGTCTGTTGATAGTTCTGTTCTGCCAATTGTGCGAAAGACCCCTTGCCGGTCAGCCAGTGCGACATTTTGGACGCCAGTTTGGCCGCCATCACATCGACAAACAGCGGGTCCCAGAGCGCAACAGTTGTGACCTGCTTTATGTACCGAAGCTTCAAAGGCGCTGTTTGGTTTGTCAGGATTGAACCGCCTTCCAGTTCATAGGGAATAAGCGTTCCATTGATTGCCCCGTTATGCCGCAATGCCATCATGCGCAGGCAATCGCCCGGCAGATCGTATTTATAGGACCAATGCCACGCAGGTTCGTCAACACTGGCTGCGATTTCAGCGCGGGCCAGTGCGAAATTCCATGCGAACTTGCGCAATTCGCTATCCCGCGTTGGTGCTGTGTTTCGTGAAAACCACAGCCTTACACTGGTGTCTTCATCGACTGCGGAAACCGGCGCTTCATGGAGCATATCGAGCGCCAGATTCCAAACGTCGATTTCCGATGTTGTTGCCATTGGTTATGCACCCACTTTCGGCGCGGTCAGTTCTTCAAGCTCCGCCTCAAGTTCAGCAACCCGGTCACGGAGTATGGCCGCATCGTTTGAGGTTGGCTTTGCTGCACCGGCGCTTTCCGGGATAACCGGCTTGAGACGCGGCAAATCGTCAATCATTTTCTGACGGGCTTTGCGCTTGGAATCATCCTTGGCGGTCAATGGTTCAAGCGGTTTTGTACCAGCGACCACACGGCGCAGATGCGCAGCGCGTGCCGTGTCATCTTCCGCCTTGATTTCACTTTGTTTAATAGTTCGTTTGGCCATTTGGGCCTCCTGTAAAAGAGGACCGGCATTCGCGCCGGCCCCCGATTAGTTCAGATGCCAGCGCCGTTAAGCGTTGACAGTCAGTTGAGCCAAGCGAATGTTCTTCCGGTTGTAAACCCGGTCCCAGTTCGCAGCCGCTGCCATTTCCGTAGTGGTCGGAGAAAGGGCCGCAACACTGGAGTTTGTGAACTTGATCCCGCGAGGGTGAAGCAGAACATGACGACGACTGTGAATCGTATCCTGCCCGCCACCGTTGCCGGTTTCTGGCTTGCGGTTGGTTTCAAACGGAACCATGTCAGCCGAAGCGCCGTCAGTGAATGCAAAAGCACCACGCCCGAACAGATAGCAGGTATAGGCGGGGTTATTCGTTCCCGCTGTTACCGGCATAGTGTCATCAACGATAACTTCCATCCCCTGGAAAACAGGGACTTCTTTCGCTTCAGACGGTTTGATGAATTCGATTTCATCATTATCGAGCATATTCACATACACGGCGGAGTGTACGGCAATAGCCGAATACTCATCCATGAAATCGCCAGACGTGGCACGAGCGCGGCGAACAGCAGCGCCCGAAATGCGGTTGGCGGCAGTCAACGACCCGTCAACAACATCGGAATAGATGCTGTACATCATATCGTCACCGTCGTTCGCGTCATTGTCAGCAAACACGCCCTTACACGTAGCGATCAGAGCCGCTTGCTCGGCGGCTTCCCACCATGCACCGATACGGCTCAGAATGTGCCGTACAGGGTCCTTAGCCCCACCGGTTGCAACCATACCGGCAACGTCCATAGCGGACCAAGATTTATGCCAGTAGTGCTTGATTGCCTGGTCTTTGTCTGCCGTGATATTCGCGGCAGTCGCGGACGTGGTGTCGTCGTCCGACATGATATCGGGATCACCGCGTGCCAGATCATCCCAGAACGGCATGCTGATCACCGTACCACCGGCATTCATCTGGCTTTGCACCTGTTCAGGCGGTGAGACAGCGATACCGGAGCGCAGCAGGCGATTCCGTTCCGGATATTCCTCCTGCATGTAATTGAGATACACCTCAGGAGTGATCAGGTTTGTAATTTTAGTAACAGCCATGATTTACGGCCTTTCGTGAATTAAAGGCCCCAATTGGCCGGGTCCTTGCCCGCCGCCAAAATGAGAGACCTTGCGCGTCGTGGATCGTTGCGCTGGAGTTCAGACTGTTTTGTGAGATTCAAACTTTCTTTGGAGAAAGGATTGTCCACAGACCCATCGCCCGTTTCGATGCCGCCAGAAGAACCAAACAGTTCCTTGCCGACATTGGACATTGCTTTGGCAATCGATGCGTTGAGGATCACCCCGCCAGGTCCGAGCATTCCGGCCTTTTGAAAGCCGTCCATCAACTCGTCACCGCCAAGCTCCCGAATGGCCCGATCAGCCAGCGCCACGTTTTCCTTGAATTCAGGCGACCCCTGCTTTGCGCCCCAGTCTTTCTCAAGCTGGGAAGTCGCAGCAGCGGTGCTTTCTTCAAGCTGTGCCGTGCTGGCTTCAATGCCGGACTGATAGCCGCCAACCATTTCATTGATGTAGAAGTCATGGAGGCCCTTGGCTTGTTCAGTTGTAATGCCGTATTTGTGCGCGGTTTCTGCGAACTTACCCGCAAATTCCGTGTCATATGGCAGGTCTTCCGGCATATCCTCAGGCGGTGTCAGTTCATAACCTGCCACATCCTTTGGACGGCCCAAACGCTCGTAAAAAGCGTCAATCTCACTTTGCTCTGCATCCGGCCCCGGCTTCTGGAACGATTTTCCGATCAAACGTTCGGAATTGCGCGCCATCTTCACGAGGCTTTCAACGTCTTTCACTCCTGCGGTTTCAACCCATTCACGGCTACCTTCTTCCTGAAGACCGTCGAAAGGATTTGCGGCACTGATGACGGTCGCAGATCCGTTGTCACCGTCAGCACCGGGTTGACCTTCGCCCTGCCCGGCATCGCCGGAAGCTCCTGGTTCATCGCTCATAGTTCACCTTCTTCTGTGTTGGTGAGTTGTTCGTCCTTTGCCGCAAGCTCTAGCTGTTGCTGAATTTCATGCGGCATTCGCAGATGGTGAAGAATGCGAGCCATGACGGCCCTCTTACCCTCTGCAAATCTCAATTCCGCGTCTGGCGTGTCAGCCGGTGAAACGCGATAATATCCTGTCTGGTTAGCTAAATCGGTCAGGACCAAATCACGATCCATCTGTGTGGAATTGCCTTCCACCAGTACCCTGCGATACGCACCAGACATCAAAAGCCGGGCAGCGGCGCTTCTGCGCAGCCCGCGCTTGAATAGTCCCCGGAGTTTGATCATTATTGCGCCAGTGCGCCTGTAAGAGCGGCAGAGCCTTCAACAGCTTGCGCACCTTCGCCAACAGCCTTGGCAGCTTCACCGCCCGCCTGCGCGGCTTGCAGCGTCTGCATCATTTGCTGCATTTGCTCGGTGGCTTCGCGGGCTTTTTTCAGTTCTTCATCTGTCTTGAACATGCTGGCCGGAGCGCCGAAGACCTTACGGGCCGTATCGAGCATGTGCTCGTCGTCAAATTTATCGAGAATTTTCGGATCGTTCTTCAGTTGCGCCAGCGTTGCCCCAAATTCCAATGTGCGCTGCATGCCTGTAACCTCACCGGAGCGGCGCATGCGATCCAGTGGCGTGTCCATCTGCACCGCTATGTCTTTGCCCTGCATGGATTCCGGCAGCGCCAGAGGCTTGTCCGGCTCAAATGCACCCTGTTCAACGAGATATTGTGTTTCAACATCCACAAGCCGGGCAATGCCGGTATAGAGCGACGCGGCAGCAGGCCCCAGAAGCTGACCTTTTTCCTCAGCCCGGATCAGCGCTTCTGTTGCTGTCATTTCAGGCGAGTTGATCAGAAGTTGCCACAGATTGACGTAGAGGCTTTCCTTGATCTGTTCCCGTTTGATATTGAGAATGCTTTCGGCAAAGTCTGGACGCGGCGCTGTTACAATCGGCTGCACCAGCAAGCGACCTTCCGCCGACACAAGGCCGGGATTGTTCTTGCCGGGATTGAGGTTTACCCGACCAAATCCATCATCAATGCTGGCCGTTGGTGGATTGACAGCCTGTTGCGACGCTCTCAGCGCATCCTTTGACAGTGAATTGAGGCTTTTGACCTCAGCCAGCGCCAGAGCCATAGGCCCCTCGGAATAGGCGTCATTCCCCATCTGATTCCAGTGATAGACCACATAAGGAAATGCGTTATAGCCGCCTTCGAAAAGAACGGTTCGCGCCTTGGTTTCAACGTAATATTCCGCCCATGGCGCATTACGGCGGGTATTCAGCCCGGATCCACGTTCAGCACGCGGCATAACCACATGCATCAAATCAATGCGGTCATCCTTTTTCTTGGCGTCAGCAGCTTTGTTTTTGGTTTCCGCCGAGCATTTATCGCCCCATTTGGCAACACATTGTGCCGCTGTCTTTGTGAAGCATCGGAAATTTGTATCAACAATGCCTTCGTAGTTGGTGGCCAGATAGCTTTCCGACAGTTGCACATAGCGATAGGACATGGGCGCAGACGGCCCGCGCTGCAGATTCTCACTGACAAACTGAACACCGGTTCCCAATGCCCACATCGCACGCAATGCTGATTTGTGAGAAATCCAGAAGCCGGTCTGCGGGTTGTTGCGCATCTTGTGCAGATAATTGGCGAACTTCTCCGACCATTCATCGGTTTGCTGGTCGCTATCATCTGTCAGCGCATCCAACCCGGCAATGCCGTGCCAATTCTCAGACTGTGGCGTAATCAGGGACATAAACCCCGCTACACCACGATCCACCGCCCACAGGCTGGTTGTGTCGTAAATATTCTTTGACCGCTCAGCGCCCTTTGGACCAGACGCCCAGCGATCCAAAGCACCAACGCCAGTATCAAACAGCCGGTCAAACCGGTCCACATTCGGGAGGGCATAATTGGCAACATCATACCAATGCTCTTCCCACTGGTGACGGTCTTTCGCCAGCGCCGATTGTCTGCCTATCAGATCATCAACGATGCCCATTATGCGGACTGCCCCAGCAGAGTTGCACGGCTGATATTGTTCCCATAGTTGCTGTCACCCAATGCGGTTGTGAATACCGAACCCGCCGCGCCCTTGGCGTTTCTGGCGCGCTTGCGAGCATCCTGAACCAGTGAAGCCTCTTCATCGCGCTTCGGCGCTGTTGGCATTGGTTGCGGCTTGGCAATCTTTGGTTTGGACATGCACATATTTAAAAATCTCCGAATATCGATTCAGGCGGCGAAGGATTTCCTTCAGCCTGCCACGGTGCCATGCGAATTGAATGAACCGCTCACCGTTCCGCCCCAGATCGAGCAGCACGCCCTCTTCAATGGCCCCGGTTGATTTGAGCCATCTGTGAGCGTCCACATGATCGATGATTGAGCGTGCCTCAATTCTGGTAACGCCCTGTCTGATCCAGTCATGTAAAAGGTTGTCTTTGATCCAGATCGTGAGATGGTGAATGGCCTGGTTTGAATGCGCGGTGCCAAAAGCCCAGGCATTGAGGACGTTGCCCGCAAGCGTCATAGGGTCGAACCCAAACACCATGACCGGCGCGCCATCCAGATATGCGATGAAACTTGACCCCGGCCTTGTACAAATGAAGCCGATTTGCTGTTGTGTTACACCCTCTGGAAGCTGGCAAAGAACCTCAATTTTGTCATTGTCGCGCAGATTGCCAGCGATATATGACACATCCCGAACATTCGCCGGGCCGACCTCAAAATGCTTGGGCAATGACAATCAACGCGGCCAGCGGATAGGCGGCCAGCGTCACCAGATACAGTTGCGGCCAGTCTCTACCAATTTCTGCGACGGTAAACCGGAGCCAATCAGCCCCAAGACCCAACAACAGGACCGCGAGAGCGACAGGATTGCCCCATTCAATCGCAGCGAAGCCAATCAGGACAGCAATCGTGATAGAGGCCACCGCGATAAACGTTTCATTTCTCATGTTAGAAGCCCCCAAGAGGATCGTCCAAATCTTCATGTGCATTGTGATTGCTGTAGTCAGCCGCTGATACACTTGCGCCCATGGTGGGCGTCAATCGTTCAGCAAATGTCAGCGCCAAAGCGTCACCCAGATCAGGCGATGAAATGCCGCGCTTTTTCATGTCTTCTTTTTTTTCAAGCTGAATGCGGTTTTTAGAGTCATAGCTGTATTCTGGCCCCTGAAGATCGAACTCCAATTCCGCATTCGGCAGGAAAGAGCCACGGTCTTTCAGCCAATCACGCATCCGGCCCCAGCATTCAGCCCTTTTATTGTAGTATCGAGTGCTATCAACTGCGCGCCCACCAGCGTTCACATCCACCGCCCGCAAGCCCAATTGACGAAGACGATCCACAACACCACCCCCAACACCCACGCCATCCACGAAAATGCGGTCTGGCTTCTCCCTGTTGGCTATTTCAACGACCTTTGCAGCCGTTTGCATTGTGTCCAAACCCTGCCACTTATTGATCGCAACCAGCTTATCACCATGACGAATAGCCAGAGCCGACCGGTCATCACCAAAGCGCGCCACATCCACACCGAAAATGACCGGCTTCAATGGGTCTTCCATTTCTCGATCAAGAGCCGCCTTCACATGCTCATAGGTGATGAACTGGACGGCCTCTGCCGCCTCGAACGAGCAATAATACTCCTGCTGAATCTTTTCTTCTGACATGCCGGAAGCGCGTTCAGCGTCAATGTCTTCCGGCGTCAATACGCCAGTATCGTCAACAGTCAGGCGCTCAAAGAACCAATCTTCATTCTTTTGCGCCATGATGGCCATTTGATGCGCATGATTGCGACCGCGTGGCGTGGTGTTGAACCAAGCCCAGCCACCATTCTCCAGCAGGATAGGCCGGATAAAGTCCCATGCTTGCGGATTGGTCAGCGCCCATTCAGAGAAAATCACACCAACAGGGTTTGCGCCGACCAGGCTGTCATAGTTATCAGCGCCTGCCAGTTGCCACATGGAGCCGTTTTTGAACTCCACCAGCATTTCATCTTCACGTTTCTTCGCACGCAAGGCCTCAGGGAATGCCTGATCGACCATCTTGCGGCCCTGCTTATCAACGTTGTTCCAGACAACCTTTCGCGCTTGTGTTTGTGTTGGAAGCAAATGCCAGTAAACGCCAGGACGGCGAAACATTTCCTTGGCGGCGTAATTGAGCCCGGCGGAATCCTTGCCAGCGCGACGATGCCACAGAGACATTGCCCGTTTGCCGCCACCATCCAGATAGGACATCACCGGGATCTGATAGAAGCGTGGTGTCCATTCATGCGGCAGTGTGATTTCAGTCATCAGATGCTTTGGAATAGTCCACGACCGCGACGGTCAGCTCTCCGGAATGCTCTACCCGATCAACGAACATGCCCAGATGCTTGGCGATCTTTTCCAACGCGCTGTTCTTGTCCCACAGTTTGATTTTGTGGGTGTGTTCAACAATCTTACGACCGTCTTCGTCCTTGCCCTGATCGGCTGTGTTCGTAACCACTTCAATTGACGAAACAGCCGCGGCGAAATCATCATCCCATTCTTGTGGATCAAGCAAACTGCCGGTTGGTGTGAGCGCATTGCGGATATCGGATGTGCCAATGCGCACAAGCTCTCTCAGGGTACGCTCAATGTCGATTTCTGCGCGCTTTGCACCAGCTTCAACCAATTCAGCAATTCGCGCTTGAATGTTCACATTTGTTGACAATCTGCTGGCTGCTGATCGGCTTGGATTGTAGCCAGCCTCTTGATAGGCCTGATCTGCAGTCAGTCCTTTTGCAACGCCTTGGGCGAACGCTTCATGACGTTGGTTGCTCAACCCAGGCATGGATAAGCCCAATGTTTCTTATTCATGGCTGGCTCCGTTGATTTTTTCTAAAGTTAGTGGTGCAGTAATTGAAACCAGCAGAGCGTTCAGAATGATCATCGATCCCAACCCAACAACCAGCCTCCAAAGATTTGGCCACGTCTTGGGCTGGACTGGGGACGGGTTGGCAATTTTACTGGTAGCCACGTCAATATTCTTCGTTGGAACGGCCTTATGGGGACGCTACATGCACCACCCTGAAAGGGCTTCAGCCTTCGAAATCAGTTTACCAAACGGGCAAATTTATTTCGCTTTTGGTTTTGGCGGCAATTCTGGGGCCCAAGATGCTGTTCAAAACCATATCGGCAACAGCACTCAACTCAATCCTTACAGCCATTGGCAGGTAGTGCGCCTAGAAGGTTCCCAAGAAGAGGTGGCTAAGGCGACCGACCTCGCTGCCGCTCGTGCGGAAGCACTGAAGAGCGCTCAGGATAGATCGCGTGCTTGGCTAGATGGATGGTTCTACGCGTTATTTGCCTTCATCCCGGCAATCGTCATATTCGCTCTGGGTCGAGGGCTTAGGTATATCTTTTCAGGACCAAACAAGCCGCAGGCCTGAGTCAAAATGGCCTACCTGTTATGATGGACAGCCTTGCCCCAAAGGGCCTTGAAAGCCTGATGCCGAAGCAGTGCAGGAACTGGAACTGTCAAGGATTCCTTGACAGATGTTTTGCCTATTCAGGCGAATGAAAGACGCATCTCCTACCCCGTGCACCGCGCTCGAAGCGCTGGTGGAAGATCGTCATCAGATTTGAAAGGAACTCGGCCAGCGTTCGCTTGAATGCATCTCTTGTCAATGGACAGATGCACTGCTTTGACGGTTAGCGGCAAGGTAGGTACAACCTTACCGATATTCCGCCGGAGACCGCATCCATGCGCTTTGCCCTCAAACAGCGTCCCGCCAACGCTCGAAAATGGTACGGCACCGAAACCATTACCGTGGCTGGCACGCACCATCGGCGGAATGCTGTACTTAAATTCGCCAATCGAGCCATTGCCAGACACAAAGTCGGACTGGACACAAAGATGGTTCTTTCGCGTCGTTCGCGCAATAGGTTCGATAGCCACGCCATTGCCGTGTTTGGCGGCGGTTCTTCTGAAACGCCGGGCTGGTTGCGGTTTCTGCAGCCCAGCTCCGGCCATATTCACATTGGTTACATCCCGGCAGACATTGCCGAGGACCTTGCGACGCGCATGGATGCTGGCCGCCATTTCGTCGTCGGTCTTCGATCGATCAATTATGGTAAGGATGACCATCTGGAGATCGGGGTTGGAGTTTTCGAGTCAGAGTAAAAATATTTGCGATTGAATATTTGACAAGCTCGCAACCAAAGGAGATGCTCCAACTTCACTGTGAAGAGCTTCGAGATATGCCAATTGTTAATTCGTCAGCTATCCAACGCATTGAATGGAACGGCGGAACTCTATCAATATGGTTCCATGAAAGCGGGCGCTATGACTACCCGGGCGTTCCAGAGCAAATTTATAGTTCGTTTCTTGCCTCGCATTCCAAGGGGCAATTCTACAACGATCACATTAAAGATCGTTATTAGTCCCGATTTACCACCAGCCAAGCTGGCCCCAGTACTGTCTTTGTAATCATATCGTCAGGGCCTAAAAATATGACCTGAACGCCCTCGCGGCGTGATAGTTCGCGCTGAAGTTCGCATGTCGAAATATCTTGCAATGTCGGCATTCGAGAGACTGCCGCACGCATTTTTGCCTGGAACTCTGAAAGGATTGTCATCGCGAACGGCACTCCAATAGACGTGGGTCGACATATCACATTCCAAGAAGCTTTCAGGTGATTGTTACCCTGGACGCGGCTTCTCAGAGCGACCGCTTGCACTACTGTCCCGAATGTGACCCGTTCTCGCAGAGCAAACCTTGGTGTTCGAAACAGCAGAATCCCTGCCCCCGACTTGAGCGCAAGGCACCTGTCCCCTCTCAATGTATTGCAAATGCAATTAAAGCTGAAAATTTCGCACAAAAATCCATGGCGGGAAGATGTGATCATTCTTCCCTAAAGACCCGGCAGATAGTCAAAAGACCTCGCACTGAACAGCCCAAATCACTTGTTACGTTATAAATTTATGCAACTTTTTCTACGTTGGCAAGAGGCAATTCGACTTCACTGCAGCTTTTGAACAAGTCAACCATGATCCGGATTTTCTTCCGACTGTCCGCCTTCGTCACCATGCCATAGAAGCCCGATAACGGGCCGTCAGCGATCTTGATACGCTCTCCGATGCCGATCTTTGGCGCGACGGTGCGCAGCTCATCATAGGCCCCGTTGTCAAACTCCCTGATGTATTGCTCGATCTGGTGGCCTGGAACCGGAAAAGGCTGTCCGTTGATACCCAGAACGCATTCAACGCCATTGGCGCGCCTGACTGTGAACCAGTCCGCGTTCTGACCGGGCATTTCGATGAACATGTAGCGATTGAACAGCGGGAATGTCTTCTTAAACCAAACCCGCTTGCGGTGATGTCTCACTTCCTTGGTGAAGGTTGGATAGAATACATTGAATCCCAACGCCTCCAGGTCATCTCTGGCGCGGGTTTCACAGTTTGGATTGGTTCTTATGACATACCAATTGTTCATATGTTTCTTGCCCGATTTAACTCTGCGCCCTGATGCTCAGGTTCTGATAGTAATCTGCCATGGTCGCTCCTAAGCTTGATTGCTTAGTGGTTTGTAAGAACCGGTCTGCTCTTCAAATCGCCGTGTTGTGCCTATGAAGCTGAAGTCAGAAGACCCAAGCTGGCCGCATATCGGTTGCCGCCTGATTTTTTGGGCAATGACCCTGGTGATGCCCCGGTCATAATCGCGATACACAACCAAGCCCGCGTCTGATTTGTTGCGCCAATGGGCCGATCCAGAAATATCGTAAAGCGATGGAATCGGATCCGGTTCACCCGCAGACCTGTTGCGCGGCATCTTGGGATGCGCCACCATGAAAAACATCACGTCATGCGCCTGCGCAAAGCGTTTGCATTTGCTGATCAACTGAGAAACGAATTCAGTCTCTGTTTGATTTGGCGGTCTGGACGCTTCAATTTCGTTGTATGGATCGACAATGAACCCGGTTATCCCGTGGCGCAGAACGGCAGCTTTGGCTCGCTGCAAGACCCAATCAATCGTTGGTGTATGATCTTCCGCATCAATGAAAAAGAAGTTGCCACCAACCCATTCGCTTTCTCGTGCCAGAGTATGTTCATCCATCCGAGGCGTTGGGCCCTCGCTGAAAGGCTGTCCGGCCCGAATTTCAATGAGGTCGGATATGTGTTGCGCGTTTCCAGTCTCTGGTGAAAACACGCCCCATCTGATTTCCTCGCGTTGGCTCATTTGGATTGCAACCTGATCAAGCCAGCGAGATTTACCGTGGTTCGGGATGCCTGTCACTATAACGAATTGCCCCGGAATAACCTTGAAAGCCTGATCCATGTCGGGAAAGCCAGTGCTTAAAGGTTGCGGACCGCGCCCGTGATAAAGGTCCATGACCTCGCTTGCGAAAGCGTCAACTCTGAAAAGCCCGTCAATTGGCCATGGTTCCGCATTATTCAGACATTCGATCAGCACCTCTTTGCCATGGTGCTGCAGACACTCATTTGCATCCTTAGCAGGATTTGATTCACTATCCGGAAAGGAAACACGACTACAGCGCTCCCGGCCCAGACGGCGCGCCAATTCGTCAGCAAGCCGTTGCCCAGCCGCATCTGTGTCTGTCGCAATGTAAATCTCACTGACAGCCTCAAGCGCTTCCGCATGGGTGTTCAGCGGTTCATACCGCTTTTCGCCTTCGTCATTTTCAGTCGGCGCGCCATTCGGCAAAGAAACAATCCGATCATATCCTGCTTCTGCAAAGGCCATCACATCGCATTCACCTTCAACCCAGATCAGGTCTTCACCCGGCTTGATGCTGTCGGCGTTGAACAGCGTGGGCATTGCGTTTTTCTCTTGAGCAAAGTGCTTCTCGGCTGAACGATATTTTGTGTTGCGCAACTCACCTTCCCAGACATACGGAAATGCAATCGCAGTGAGTTCGCTTCGTGTTTGTGGGAACCAATGCGTCTTTCGATACACTCCAAAACGTTCGACAGTGGCCGCTGATATTGCCCTGGCATCAAACCATTGCAGCATCTTATCAGGGCGTGGTGTTTCTTTTGGTTTTTCTGGCTTGCGATAGGTTTTTTGCACCGGACGCCATTCCTTATTTCTCTGACCACCAGTACCTCCTTGAAACTCGCAATGGTGGCACTTCCAAACAGCCCGGTTGTCTGGTTGAATTGTCACAGACAGGCAGGGATCTGTTTTCTTTCTTCGAGTGTGAGAGCATCGCGGGCAAACGACCTTGTGGTCCCCCGGCGCGTCATTGCGCAGTTGAATACCCTCTTCAGACAGCGCCTGCAAAACTAGCTTGAAATGCACGTTCATAGAGATTTCATCGCAAATTCGTGTGCTTCTTGACGCTGCCGAATGACGTCAGGATCGCTTTGAATTTCTGGGTCATTGAAATCCAGCAATCCAAGTGGCACCTCGGTTTTTCTCCTGACGTTTCGAGCGTGGTGGGCGAGTTCTGCGCACGTGGGTATAAATTTACGGTTATGCTCCGGGACCTTGGCCCGAATGAAATCCGTCACAGCTTCTTCAAGAACTCGGCAAGAGAATTCCTCGACAGCCATCACATAACCGGCGGCCTTTGCTTTTGTTGTTGCCTCGTCCGCCGACTGCGGAAACATTAAGAATAACAGCCCCAGAATCCGCTGCAGATCATCAGGCGTCGGCATTGCACCGCGTAGCGCCCTCAATCTGTGGGCTGATATAGGCTTTTCGTCTTCCAGATGCTTCATCAGCATAATCTTTCAATCCTTGTAGAGCGATTATGGTATTTGACTTGGCTATTGGGCGTCCGCCCCAGGTGTGCATGTCAGGAGGTTGCTCGACTTCATCGAGCCAGCACTTACCGTTCAACCAAGTCGCCGCATGTTTGGTGAATCGAGTCGGTTGACCTTGTTGCTCCGCTGAATATCGAAGCAATCCCGCCATGATGACCTGGAGCTCAGTTTCAGTCCGGGCTTTCCGAAAAGCCTTAAGCGCTCTTTCCTTGTCCCTGCGCCGAGGATACTGCGGCCAGAAGGTTTGCTCAAATTCCAGATCAAAGTCCGGTTTTTGCGCAAGAGTCTTACTACACCCTCCATCCTCCATCTTATCTCCTCCATCCTCCATCTGCGGAGACTTTTCCCTACTGGTGGGGAACTGGTTCGGAACTGGTGGGGAACTCTTATCATTTAAGCCAACGTAGGCTCTCAACTCATCAGGCAATACACCGCTGTCGTTCGGCTTTTTTGGTCGTTGGAACTTCCTGAAATTTCGGATTGCTCCGTAGTTTTTGCCAGCTTTGGAAAACTGACGGATAAAACTCTGATCGACGAGTTCTCCCAAGAGATCATCAATACTGACGTTATCTACCGGGAATATTCGAGCCTTAAGTGTCAGAGTTTTCCATTGAAACACGCCGTCGTCGGATGATTCACACCAAAGGCCTGTGACCAACTGGCGAGCAGCTATCGATAGCGCCATATAGTTTTCATCGGTAAAAATTCCGGGATGGATAGACCTAATTCGCGCCATCTTGCTGGCCCTCTTTCTGCGTGTTCCGTTGATTGTCTTGGACAAGTCTAGGAATTGGTATCAACCCTTGCTTGATGGCCGATTTCAGCGCATCGCCAAGCGAAATGAATTCGCCTAAATTTTCCTTGCTGGGTTCAATCATTGAGCGCCTTCCGCAAGCTGTTTGAATGTGGAGCCAAGCTCATCAAGTAAATCCCGGCGCATTCGCATCTGATTGATTGCCATCTCGTTGCAGCGACCGGATTTCATGGCTTGAACAATTTGGTCTGATTTCTCGGTACGTATGAGCCGGATCAGGTTCAGCGCTTCTTCATGTTTGGGTTTCATACAGAGCACCCCGCTTGAAGTGCGTCAGCCATGTCGATAATGCGCTGAGCAGCAGCCTTGAGATCTTCCGCTTCCTGCTTGATCTGCGCAGCTTCTTTCGGACAGATGCGCCCATCTGAAAGAGCATTGGAAAATATGGCACCCAATTCACCAGACTCGGAGATCATCTTACCCAACAGCTTGTGTGGGTTTGTCGTATCGCCCCGGAGCGGCTTGAATGCCCTCGTCAGTGCTTCCGCAATGAATGGATAGCCTGCCTGTTCGTCCAATGTGATAGCCACGTCGGCCGGCACAAAGTTTTCCGGATGATGAACGCTGTAGTATGTTGCTAATGACGACTTTCCGACGCGGATGTACCCAGCCGCAGCCTCAATCCCGCCGATCTTCTGCACGGCTTTGAACGTGGCCGCCTTTACGCTTTTTTCTGATGGTGAAATCTGGTGCATGGAAACTTCCTGGTCACTTTCCAGATGAAATTGCCCTGCAGACCAGCCAAATAACGGGCATAGACAACAGCAGGAACAACAGATGACTAAACGGGGGAACTGGCAAAGCCTTGGCTACCTGATCGCAAAGCTCTTGCAGGAAATCGCAAACAGGCGTGGTGCGCGATATCGGTTTTTTGAATGAGAGTTCAGTTCCCTTGTGTTTGGCACTCACATGAACGCGTATTGCTAAATCAACCGAGGAAGCTTGGTGGTAACGAACGGGGAGATACAGAAAGCGCCACTGCTTAAACGCCTGTTTTGCGTGGGTGTAAATTTCAGATAGCTTGGCAGTGGCGGGACCGGTCAATGACTGTACTCGCTTTGTTGAATGACAGACTTTGGTGGCGGAGGGTTGTTTTGTAGATCCCGCACTGAGCCAAAAATATCTGGCCGCAAAAGGTGCCGAGAAATTCCCGTTACCCTTTCAACCTCAAAAACACGCTCAATTGGCACACGACGCCACTGCGATACCGCCTGTGGTGAAATATTGCCGAGCAATCTTGCCAGCGCAGAAGGCCCGCCGACGATCTCTTTGGCTTGTTCGCAAAATGTAATCATGCCTCTTGAAAGCAGAACTTGCAAAATAATGCAAGGAAAACTTTCAGTGCATGTGAATTTATGAAAGGGCATATTGGAAAAATGACAGCACATTCAAAAACAGACCCAAAGCGAGCTGCCCGGATTAAGTCGATCCGAAAGGATTTACTCGGCATGAAAAGCCAGTCTGAATTTGCCGACTGGATTGGCGGCGTTACTCGTGGAGCGGTCGGAAATTGGGAGCTTGGCCAGCACATTGGCTTGGATAAAATGAGCATGATCGCCCGGAAGGCTGGCGTTTCGCTTGAGTGGCTGGCCTACGGTAGTGGAGAAATGCGCCCACTTTCACCCAGCACCGTCATAGAAGCAGGCACCATAACCGGGCACCCGGTTAGATTTGCAGGCAAGGTTCAAGCCGGCGCTTTTGTTGAAGTAGATATGCTTGATCAGTCGTATGATGGCGAAGATCAGCCAATAACACCCCTGCCCGATCCTCGGTATGCCAAGGCCAAACAATATGCATGGTTGGTGGCTGGCGACTCTATGAACAAAGACAACATTCTGGACGGTATGTATGTCCTGGGTGCGGATTTCCATGACTACACAGAGCTTTATTCAGACGATCTGAAAGATGGCAGTCTTGTTATTGTGGAGCGGAGCCGCAACGGAGGTCACGAGGTTGAAAGAACGGTGAAGCGCATTCGCCTGTTTGTAGGTCGCTATGAGCTTCATCCTCACTCAACAAACCCGGAGCACAAGCCGATCAAAGTCACCCCAAACAATCTATGCGACACTGGTGAAGAGGTTCGAATCCTTGCGGTGGTCCTGAGTAGCCACACCATTTATTGAGTGCTTGAAACGCGATTAATCTGATTTGTCACCCAGCATGAAAGATTTTCTTTCTTTTCTTGTTGATCAAATTTGAAAGTTATGCTTTCATATCTTCAGCGATATCGCTTTGGGAGAAATAATGATGAGCATTCTTGACGCAATTGGAACACTGGATCGGGTCGCATTTGAAGATGTATTTGTCCCGGATCTTGGGACTATCATCTGGTTCCAAGCGGACATTCAGGTTGAAACTGATTGCTGCGATTATGTGTTCATTGTCACCAAGATTTACACCCAACAGATCGACGGCGAAGGCCAAGAAGGCTTTCTGCCAGCGCTTGCAGACACCGCCACGCAGAAAGCTACTGAACTGGCGCTGCGCACTTACATCGACACTGACAAAGGCGTCTATGAAGGCTTGTGCGAGATAGCCGACGAACAAGGCTTGCGCAATTGGCTGACGGTGGCCGCGTAATGACCCATTTCAGCATTGTCATGAAAGAACTGTGCGCAGTTGCAGTCTTAATCCTGTTTTGCAGTGCCATGATCCTTTGGGCGGGGATTGTGTGAAGGATATGTCAGTTGAGCCATTCAACGCTCTTGAAGCGCTCCTCCGCACGCACGCGAACGCATACAGAAAGGCCAACCCCGGCCAGCCCTTTGAAGAAGCGATGCGCCACTTGATGCGCGATCCAAGCGTTGCGCATGCAGCGCGGGTCCTGAGCGCTCACTACGTAGAGGCTGAACAGTTCAGGCGCATGAAACCCGTCCGCATAGGAAAGGGTGCGCGTAGTGCGCTCTTGAGGGCTTACAAGACAGGCGAAAATTACATCGTAAGCGATCGGTATGAAAAAGGCGCTGCAGATGCATTGGTCAAGCGTGACCTTATGGTCAAGACGGATCAACCCAACACATACGCCATTACGAACCTGGGGAAAGAGCGAGCCGCGCAGACGCTGGCGCAGTACCGAAAGCAACGCCTGAACACCCGCAAAAAGGCTTCCTAACGTGAAACCCGCCATCCGTCTTAAAGCACAATATGTGAAGGCACGGGATTTAGCCGATATGACAGGTTTTACACCGCGATATTTTACAGAACTTGCAGCAACAGGTAGGATTCCAGGTGCGCACCAGCCGACAGGAACAGGCGGCGCGTGGCGTTTCGATCTTTCAAAGTTCCGCGAATGGTGGAATTCAACCGAATCCAAGGTGTCTCCAATATGGCAAGCGTCTACAAACGAGGGAGCACCTATTGGGGCAAGATACAGCGGCAAAACCGAGTTTTCCGACAGTCCCTTAAAACAAAGAGTAAATCAGAGGCTGAACGCCGTCTTAGGCAGTGGGAAGCGGACTTAGAGGCGATAGCCTGGGGTGACAGGCCGCAACTGGAATTTGACAAAGCAATCTTATCATTCATTGACGAATACCTGCCGACGCTAAAGCCACAGAGCGCCCGTCGTTATGCGGTATCGATCAAGAACCTTGTCCCGTCATTTGAGGGGCAATTCCTTCACAAGATCGGATCAAAAGAATTATCTAAATTCGAAACGCTACGGCGCGCGCAAGGCGTATCCCCGCCAACGATCATCCGCGATCTGGCCTGCCTGTCCTCTATGTTCACGTTTGCAGAGGATCGGGAGTGGATCGAGGGCAACCCCGTGAAGATCTACCTAAGACGACGATCAAGGCGCGGGCTGAAGAATGCGCCACCTCGGAAGGTATATTTGAGTGTGGAACAAGAGCACGCATTGCTGCTGCAGGCCAAAGGCCCGATGCGGGATGCTATCGCACTTGCAATCGATACCGGTCTGCGCTGCGAGGAATTGCTATCGTTGACATGGAGCCAAGTCGATCTGCGCAATGAAACCGTATCAACAACAACGGACACAAAAACAGGCACAGCCCGAACGGTCCCACTCCTACCGCGCGCCAAAAGCATTCTGGAACGAATGCCCAGGAACATCAGAAGCCAGTATGTTCTATGCCATGGAGACGGAGCGCGCTTTACCACATTCCGCAAGGGGTTTGGCTCCGCAGTCAAGAATGCGGGGCTTTCAGATGTACGCTGGCACGACCTGCGCAGAACCTGCGGTTGCCGATTGTTGCAAGAGCATAAGATGAAATTGCATGAGGTCTCAATGTGGCTTGGGCACAAATCAATCAAGACGACGGAATCAACTTACGCATTCCTGAAAATTGAGAACCTTAAACAGGCGGTCACAAAAACGGGCACAGGACACGCGGATTGA